TCAAGTCCTCACTTAAAGTAAGCTGCGCTACCCACTTTTGTTGGTTGTGGTATATTAATATAATATCTCCAGTGATAACTTAAGTAGTCTGCTTATAGATTCTCTCCACATTAGTTGTAGTGGCCCTGATAAGGCTACTCCCCAGTTTCTCCACTTAAGACTCGCTTCAGAGAGCTTCTCACAGCCTGACAGCTTTGAGTTTTAGTGGAGAACCCCTCTCAAATGCTGCTATAGCTTAGTTGGTTAAAGCGCCGGACTGTCTATCTGGAGACCACGGGTTCGAGTCCCGTTAGCAGCGCCAAATAAAAGAGTATCCCATGACACAGCCTAATAAGCTACATTACAATAGCGAGATCGGTAAGAAGGTCCGTGAGTGTTCGGCTGCTGGTCTGACGCTCAAGGATACTATGGCTGAAATTCAATCTTATGCTTGGGCACCTCGTACTACCAACAGCTTCTACAAGTACTACTCTGAAGACTGGCATGGCCCTAAGAATGACATCACTCGGAAGATTGGTAACAAGGTAGCTAATCAGGCTATTGACGGAGACCCTACTGAGCCTGTCACATTCAAGTCTCAAGAACTATGGCTGCGGACTCAAGGTGGTTGGACGCCTAAGACTGTAGAAGAGACCCGTGAGGTAGGAACTGATGAGGAAGAGTCTGAGGGTGCAGTTGAAGCACTGATGAGAGCCTTGGGTAAAGAACCCGAAGAAGACTAATGGAAACCTTCGCAACAACCCGACAGAAACCCCAAACCCTTACTGCTCAAGCCCTTCGAGAGCTACCTGACGATCAGGTTAAGCAAGCCCTCTCAGAACTCACACCCAATCAGGTAAAAGAACTTCAGCACACTTGGAGGTTTTGGGCTAGACCTGAGCAGATAGAACCTGAAGGTGACTGGGATGTATGGCTCATTAATGCTGGCCGTGGCTTTGGTAAGACCCGTGCTGGTGTTGAGTGGGTAAGAGAACAAGTTAAGAAGGGTCACAAGAGGATTGCTGCTGTAGCTGCCACCAACTCTGATATTGAACGGGTGATGGTTAAAGGTGAATCTGGTTTCCTGAGTGTCTGTCACGACAGGGACAAAACCCATAAAGGTGTAGAGATTGGGTATCCTGAATGGTCCCCTACTAAAAGGTCTCTTGTCTGGAAGAACGGGGCTAAGGTCGAGTTTTATAGTGCAGAGGAACCTGAGCGTCTACGTGGCCCACAGTTTGAATCCGCTTGGTGTGATGAGTTAGCTGCATGGAACAAGGATATAGACACTTGGGATATGCTTCAGTTCTGTCTTCGTCTGGGTAAGCACCCAAGGGTCTGTGTAACTACTACACCTAAGCCTACCAAACTTGTAAGAACCCTCCTTAAGAACCCTAAAGTGCATATCACTACAGGTTCTACCTTCGATAACGCTGCAAACCTCGCAGATACTTACCTGAAGGCTGTCAAGGACCAATATGAAGGCACTAGACTTGGCCGACAGGAACTCTACGCTGAGGTCATGGAAGAGGCAGAAGGTGCCCTCTGGACTACCGACATGCTGGATAGTTCTCAAGTAGCACTCAAAGATGTCCCCCAACTCAACCGTGTTGTAGTTTCCCTAGACCCCGCTATTACATCTAACAAAGAATCGGATATGACAGGTATTGTTGTAGCTGGTGTTGATGTAAACGGCAAGGGTTACGCTTTAGGTGACTACACTGACAGGCTGACACCCCAAGGTTGGGCCTCCAAGGCCATTGAACTCTACCACCACTTCCAAGCTGACCGTATTGTAGCTGAACGGAACCAAGGTGGTGACATGGTTCGTAGGACTATTGAGGTAGAAGATGAAACAGTTCCTATCAAGCTCGTACACGCATCAAGAGGTAAGTTCGCTAGGGCTGAACCTATTAGTGCATTATACGAACGTGGCCTTGTCTATCATGTAAGGGACGCAGAGGCTTCTCTGGGAGAACTAGAGACACAAATGCGTACATGGGAACCTCTTGGTAGTATTGGCTCTCCTGACCGCCTTGACGCTCTTGTGTGGGCACTTACTGACCTGATGCTTGGGTCACACCAAAAACCTCAACTTCAACTTGTATACTCTGATTCTAAAGGCTTACGTTAAACATGGTAAAACAACTATCAGAAACAGAGTCAAAGCAAATCCTTGGTGTTGCTGGTGATAACACCCGTAATGGTCAAATCCGTAGTGATGAGTTTCTACCTGAGCTTCGTGGTAAGAGGGCCATTAAGAAGTACCGTGAGATGCGCGAGAATGATAGCACTATTGGCGCTGTCATGTATGCCGTTGAGCAGATTCTCCGGGACGTTGACCTCAAGGTAAATCCCACAGACGATTCCGATGCTGCTAAACGAGAGGCTAAGTTTGTAGAGTCTGTCCTTGAGGATATGGACCATACGCTTGATGACCACATCTCTGAAGCACTTGCGTTTCTGTCCTATGGCTTTGCATGGTTCGAGATTGTGTACAAGCGCCGCGAAGGTATGGACACTCAGAACCCTAAGAAACGGTCTAAGTATTCTGATGGTCGTATCGGTGTCCGTAAGATTGCCTCCCGTGCCCCTTGGACAGTCTCTAGGTTTGATGTAGACCAAAAGACAGGTGACATCCTTGGTCTTTACCAAGAAGGTTCCTACGGAAACAACAAACACTTTATTCCTACACGGAAGAGCCTCTACTATAGGACTACTAGTATTAATAATGACCCTGCTGGTCGTCCTATCATCCGTAATGCCTACACCTCATATGAATACCTGAACAACCTCCAGAACATTGAGGCTATTGCTGTTGAGCGAGAGCTTGCTGGTATTCCTGTAGCCCGTATCCCTGCTGAATACCTTAGCCCTGATGCTACAGCTGCACAGAAGGGTTTTGTAGCTGAGATGCAGACTATCCTTCGGGACGTTAAGTTCAACGAGCAAGGCTACCTTATGGTGCCTTCGGACACTTACCCCGGTAAGGAAGGGGAGCCTACAAATGTCCGTATGGTTGATGTGGAGCTTATGTCTTCTCAAGGGAACCGTAACATTGATATTGACCCGATCGTGAAACGTTACCAACATGACATTGCCCGCAGTGTCCTGAGTGAGTTTCTTATGTTGGGGTCTCAAGGGGGTTCTTACGCCCTCTCTAAGAGTAAGACTGACTTGTTTCTACGCGCCCTAGAGAGCTACATCCAGACTATTGTAGACGTGCTTAATAAACAGCTTGTGGAACGTCTTTGGGAACTCAACGGTCTTGACTTTGACTTGATGCCCAAGATTGTTGCAGGTGATGTTGCACCCCATGATCTTAAGGAACTTGGTAGCTATCTGCGTAACCTCAATGGTGCTGATATTAACCTTGCTTCTCAGCCTGATATTGTTGATGCCCTGTTGGATAATGCTGAACTGCCCAACCTTGATCGTGAGACCTATGGTCAAGACCTTGAGGCTGAGAGGCGCATGGCTAATGCCCGTGCAGACTATTACGATGGCCCTGACGACAATGTGGTTGGTGCCTCAAACAATAATCAAGAGCCTGCATAATGCCTAGCTGGGCGAGACAGAAGTTTGAGAACCACGGGTTTTCTATCGCTAAGAACGAAGTTCCCGGCTACTCTGTGGTGTTTAAGAACGGACTCAATAACGACATTGACCAGAACGCAAGTGCTACTGTTTGGACTGCTGGTGGTCTTTACCCTTGGTCAACCTTAGACACCCCTCAGACTATTTATGTTCTCTCTACGTCTGCTTCTGACACTGGCAGTGTTACTATAGACGGGCTGGACGAGAATTGGAATAGTGTTCAAGAAGAAGTAGACTTTGATGGTCTTACGGCAGGCTCTTCCGTCAACACCTTCCGCAGAGTCAATGAGATTACTTATGACAATGGTGTAGAAGAGAATGTAGGTGTAATCACTGCTAGAACAGGTTCATCAACTGGAACAATAGTAGGTCACATTGAAATTGGGTTCTCCCAGTCACTTCAGTTGGTCTACACAGTCCCCTTAGGTTATACGGGGTTTATCCTTCATCAAGATCATGGTGTGCAAAAAGGTGAGGATGCTCAGTTTAGGTCTTTTGTGAGAGAGGGCGGCACAGGTAGGTTCAGGATTGGTCATATCGCAGAAGTATACCAAAACAGCTATTCTATCCACTTTCCGATATACCCCTCTTTCCCAGAGAAAACTGACCTAGACTTTAGAGTGGCACTTGTAGAGACCAACAACACCAGAGCCTTCAGCAACCTTTGCTTGGCCCTCGTAGAAACCAATAGACTGAGACGCTAGTATGACCAAAGTTCTTAAGGCTAAATACGCTAACGACATCTTTACCACTGAGATGGAAGCTCGCGCTCGTAGTATGGACCTTGGTCTTGGTGGTAGCATCCACGTCCATGAGTACGATGGTCAGGCGGTGTATATGCCCGGAGAGAGCCACAGAGAGTACCTAGAGCACTACAGTGACATGGCGAGTGGTGAGTATGCCGAAGAAGACGAAGACGAGCGCATGGACCCTACAGAGGCTCTCAGGGCTGTAGTGGCTGAGATCATGTGTAAAGCTGACTACCAAGGTGAGGAAGTTACTCTCAACAAACCCTTCCGTCTGCCTAGTGGCTCTAGCAAGAAGTTTGGGGTCTACGTCAAGGATGGCGATAAGACCAAGAAAGTAACCTTTGGTTCCCCTGATATGGAGATTAGACGTGATGACCCTGATGCACGTAGGAATTTTCGCGCTCGTCAC